TATTTTGGCATATAATAAAATAGAAGGATGGGGTTGGATATTAGTAATTTTATTTTTAACAATGTAATATGAGTAAAGATTTAAATGTAAGAATGAAAGCTTACGAAGCTTGTTATGATTTCAAAGTTCCTTCTAGAACATATGTTATTATAAGGCTTGATGGGAAAAATTTTAGCAAATATACGAAAATGTTTAATAAACCATTTGATGATAATTTATCAAATGTTATGGATATTGCAACTATTGAACTTTGTAAATTATTTAACCCTAAATTTGCTTATACGCAATCTGATGAAATTAGTTTGTTACTTACAGATATTGAAAATATTGAGTCTGAGCTTATTTTTGATGGGTCTGTTCAAAAACTTTGCAGTATATCATCTTCAAAAGTAACAGCAGCTTTTAATAAAGCTATGTTGAAAACATTAGCCAGTACCAAATATAATCAAGAAAAATTATTTGAAAAAATTTTATCTGGTGATTTCGCTGAAATTGATGCTGTATTTGATTCTCGTGTTTATATAATACCAGATTTTCGTGAAGTTTCAAATTATTTTATTTGGAGACAACAAGATTGCACACGTAACAGTATAAGTATGGCGGCTAGTGCTAATTTTAGTTCAAAAAAACTTGAAAAAAAATCTGGTAGTGAAAAACAAGAAATGCTTTTTATAGAAAAGGGTATTAACTGGAATGATTACTTAACCAAATACAAAAGAGGTGTTGTAATAAAAAAAGAAAATGTTTTCGTTCAAGGTAAAAATGGCGATGTGGTTCAGAGGTCTAAATGGCTTCCAGATTATGAGACACCTATTTTTACTCAAGAAAAAGAATATCTGTATAAACTCATCCCAACTATATCTCTATAGTTGGGTTTTACTTGCAAATTTAGAGTTATTATAGTATATTTGCAATAAAATAACAGACTTATAAACTAAATTTAATGAGATTCAAAGAATTAACAAATGAAATAATTGAAAAGGCTAGGACCATATATGTTGATAAAACGTTATCATGGGACGAAAGAATGAAATTACTTACAGAATTATTTGGACGTTCAGAACGTACTGTTCGTAGATGGTGTAGTGAAAAACTTTCTTTTAAAGAAAAAGTTGATGTTGAACCTGAACAATATATAAAAGCCAAACAAAAACAAATTAATTTAGAGAAAAATAGATTTATTATTACTTGGGCTCAAAATAACACACCTATTAATGTTAAATTTTTAAAAAATATTGAGGCGTATGCTGAACATATAAATGCGGATATTCATGTCATAGCTGGTAGATATAAAAATCCAACTAGTATTTGGACAAATGAACAAGAAAATGAAGAATTCTGGGATTCAAGAATTTTAAAATATTTGGATGCTAATAGACATGATGTGCATAAATTCTTATCAATCTTGTCAGATATCAAGATTCAACCAACAGCTGTTAATCCAATGGTTGGTATGCAAGCATTAAGTGGTATTAATTCTTGTGTTTTTGGTAGTCCAAAAGTTCAATTGGAAATGATTCCAGTTTTGGAAAATAACGTACCTAAAATGATGTTAACTACTGGTGCGATAACATTACAAAATTATACTGATTCTAAGTCTGGTAAAGTTGGGGCGTTTCATCACACATTTGGTTTTGCTATTGTTGAGATTAGTGATGAAAATGTTTTTCATGTTAGACAAGTAACGGCTGATGATAAATCAGGTAATTTTTCTGATTTATTTTATAGGGTTGAAAATGGGAATGTAACTGAATTAAATAAAATAGAAGCTATTATATTGGGTGATTTACATTGTGGTCATCACGATGAAAATGTTTTGAAAGCTACGTTTAAATTAACTAGTAAGTTATCACCTACACACGTTGTGTTACATGATGTATTCGATGGTGATTCTATAAGTCATCATCAGATGAAAGACCCATTTGTTCAATATGGAAAAGAAGTACAAGGAACCAATGATTTGGGTAAAGAAATTGATAACATGATGGGTGTTTTAGATAATTTTATACATTTTGAAAACGTTGTTATCGTTCGTTCAAATCACGATGATTTTGTCGACAGATGGTTAAAAAATGAAGATTGGAAGAAACAACCAACATTTAAAAATGCACCATTATATATGGAGTTAAGTGCCAGATTATTAAAACAATATGGTAAAGGTAATGAACATGTAATTGGTGTAATCCCAGAACTAATTAAAGAGCGTTTTCCTAAGTATATTACTTTAGATAGAAGTGCTTCTTATAAGGTAAAGGGTGGTTGGGAATTAGGACAACATGGTGATATTTCAGCTAATGGGTCTAGAGGGTCGTTGATTAATTTTAGAAAATTAAACACCAAAATCATAGTCGGTCACTATCATACGCCTGGACGAAAAGACGGAGCTCTTTCAGTTGGAACCAGTACAAAATTAAGGGTTGGTTATAACATAGGACCATCATCGTGGCTACAAAGCCATGTAATAATACACAACGACTCAAAAGCCCAGCATATCAACTTTATTAATGGGGAGTTCACTACATTCAAATAATGTTAAAAGATATTAAGTGTTTATTAAAGATATTAAAAACACTTCTTTAATTTAGATATTTATTATAAAAAATATGAAGTTAACAAAAAAAATAGATTTCGGTGAGTATCTAATTATTGCAACTTACGATGATGTTAATGGTTCGTTAGAAGTTTCGGTTTTTGATGAATTAGAAGATGTTATAGAGAGTATAAATATAACAAACGATAACGATTATGACCAAAATGATTCGTTAATAAAACCTAGTTTAAATTAATTTATGAGTAAAGGGATTGAAGTACAAGCACCAAAGCCGCTTGTTTTTAAAAATGACTATATAACCTTATTTTAAGGTATGGTATAAAACAAGTAGAAACATTTGAAGATTTAGTATCAGAAATAAAATCTAAAATTTAGTGATGAATAAAAAAAAAGAAAAACAACACAAACTAAATTCAGAAATTAAGCATCAAATAGTTCGTGTTGGTGAACATGGAGTTATGCCAATAAAAGAAGCTCAACAAATGGCTGATGACCAAGAATTGGATTTGGTTTTATTAAATGAAAACACTAATCCACCTGTTATATTCTTTTAGTTAAAATAGTCTTTTTACTAATTACCAGATATTTATAATAAAAATGTTATGGTAGTATATAAAACAACAAATTTATTAAACGGAAAAATATATATTGGGCAAGACACTAAAAACAATCCTAAATATTTAGGTTCTGGTGTTTATTTAAAAAGAGCTATCAAAAAATATGGTGTTGAAAATTTTAATAAAGAAATACTTGAAACTTGTTTAAATGTCGATGAGTTGAATGAAAAAGAAATATTTTGGATTAACAAATTTAACTCAACAAATGTTAATATTGGTTATAATGTTTCTTTTGGTAGTCAGTTTGGTTGGTATAAAGGTTTGAAACATAAACCAGAAAGTATTGAAAAGATTAGGAAAGCATCAAAAGATAGAAAACATAATCGGGAAACTATTGATAAATTAAGTGGTGAAAATAATCATTTTTATGGTAAAAAACATTCTGAGGAAACTAAACAAAAGATAAGCAAATCAAATAAAGGAAGAAAAGCTTGGAACAAAGGTAAATCTTTATCTGACGAAACTAAGAGAAAAATAAGTCAATCAAATAAAGGTAAAAAATCATGGTGGGATGGTAAAAAACATTCTGAGGAAACTAAACAAAAGATAAGTAAGTCAAATAAAGGTAAATCTTTATCTGACGAAACTAAAAGAAAAATGTCTGAATCTCATAAAAATAATGAATCATGGTGGAAAGGTAAGGTCCGTTCTAACAATACAAAATCAAAAATCAGTAATTCATTAAAAAAAGTGATTTATCAAATTATTGATGGTGAGGTTTTTAATAGTTGGAAATCTAGCGAAGAAGCGTTAAATGAATTAAAAATATCTAGTAAAACAATTGGTAATTATTGTAGACAAAAAGACCATACAAAAAATAAATTAGGTTTGATTTATAAAATAGATTATGAAAAAACAAAATAGGAAAGAAAAATTAAATAAAGAAATTAAAATTCAAAAAATAAGACTAGTTGGGGCTTTTAATGGTGAAATAGTTACTTTAAAAGATGCTTTAATTAAGTCAGAAGAAATGGGTTTGGATTTAGTTTTGATTTCTGAAAATAATGATATAGGCGTTTGTAAAATAATGAACTATGAAAAGTTCTTATATGAGCAAATGAAAAAAGAAAAAGACAAACCTAAACCTTTGGATGTGAAAGAAATTAAGATTGGTCCAAATACATCGGAAAATGATTTGGATTATAGAATAAAACACATGTCTGAATTTTTACAAAAAGGTCATAAAGTAAAAATAACCATGCAATTTAAGGGTCGTGAAATGGCCTTTTCAACCAAAGGTGAAGAATTAATGTTAAAACTTATATTGAGGTTAACTGATTTTGGTTCAGCTGAAGCAATGCCTAAATTTGAAGGTAAAAAGATGTTTGTTACTATTAAACCAGTTAAAAAATAAGTATTAACCAACAACATTTATTTGGAAGTTTGTAAACCTCAAAAATATTTAGTACCTTTGCGAATATTAATATGAAAAATAAAACATACTTCACTAGACGTGGAAAACTTAAAAATATTTTGGAGCTCAATTTGTTAAACAAAAAAGTTGGGTCGGCTGAAATAGAAGCTATCCTCAATATGGTTGATGAGTATGAAAAAGATAATCTAGACACCATTGAAAAATTAAAAAGACAAAAAAAAATTGAATTAAATAAAATCAATGGTGCTTTAAAACAAACCATAAATGTACATTCTAGTATTACTAAAGAGCTTATTGGCTCGGCCAGCAAACGCATTTATGGGGCGTTGCTTGAAGATAAACCAAAACAAACTATTTTAAGTAGAATAATAACTTTTTTTAAATTATGAGAAATATTACCAAATTGGCTGTGTTTGATTTCGATGGGACCTTAATTATGTCACCTTTGCCAGACACGGGTAAAAAATTATATCAAGAAAAAACTGGTAAACCTTGGCCATACCAAGGTTGGTGGGGGCGTGAAGAATCGTTGGATACAACTATCTTTGATATGCCATCTAATCCTAGTGTAATCGCTGATTACCAAAAGGAAAAAGCTGACACTAACACTGCTGTAATCATGTTGACTGGACGTATGACAAAGTTAGCTGATAAGGTAAAAGATATTTTGGATTCTAAAGGGTTAACTTTTGACGGTTATTACTACAACAGAGGTGGTAGTACAGATGTTGAAAAGATTAAGACGTTAAATGAAATTTTAGAAAAAATTCCATCTATTGAAGTTGTTGAAGCTTGGGATGACCGTTTAGAACACATACCAACGTTTGAACAATGGGGTAAATCTAAAGTTGAAGAGGGAAGATTAAAAGACTTTAAAATAAACGTGGTGTTCTCTGGACATCACTAAAAATAAACCCACTAAAAGTGGGTTTTTTTATTGCAAAAAGAAAAATTTGGTAGTATATTTGTAAAAATGATTAAAATAAACGAAATATTAGAAGGTAGATTAAGCATGAACGCTAGTTGTTCAGCTTATTTGGTTAGCAACGATTTACCCAAGGACATTTACATTAGCAAAAACAACACAAATAAAGCTCTTCATTTAGATACCGTTAAGGTTAGAGTGATTGAAGGTAATGGCCATTCAATTGAAGGTGAAGTAATTGAAATCATAGAACGATTTAGAAACGATTTTGTTGGTACTATCCAAGTGTCACCACGATATGCATTCTTCATTCCAGATAGCAACAAGTTACCAATAGACTTTTTCATACCATTGGCCAAATCCATGGGTGCCAAAGATGGTCAAAAAGTTGTTGCCAGATTGGTTGAGTGGAAAGACGATGCGAAAAACCCTAATGGTGAGATTATTAGGATAATAGGGGATGCTGGAGAACATGAAACAGAAATACATTCGATACTAGAAGAATATGGTTTACCTTATTCTTTCAATAGTGATGTAATAGCTGAAGCAGACGTAATTCCAGATATTATA